TGAGTCAGTTGTACACCCAACCACTGAGGATAACCATCCCAGTGGTGATAAACGGAAACAATGCCACCGTCGAGTTGAAGACCGATGCGAGCGTTAGTTGACATAATGAAGAAGAAAGAATAGTGTGGACAGTGATAGGATCAGAACAAATCGATGTTCTTTTCTTTGAGAATCCGCTCATACATTGAGCGAGTGAAGTTCATGCGTTTCTGAATCACTTTGAGAGAATCGCCAGGGTAATACTCACTAGCAGCGACAGCAATCTTACTACGAAGACTTGCTTTGTGTTGAGATGACTGATCGCTGTTCATGTGTGTTTCCTTTGACTCTTCTAATATAGGGCATTTTGGGCGGTTTGGGGAGATTTGTGGACACTTCGGGCACTGTCACAGGGTCGTGTTGATTATTACGTTTGGTTACAAATTCTAAATCCTTCCATTGATAGTTAAAACAAAGCAATAATGTGTGAATATACTTGTGTTTTTCAACCGTAGTATACTCACAGTTAGGTTTTGGTCTAACACTAATTTCTATTGTAATATATTCGTCACATTTGAAATAAACCCATCCCTTATCAACGTGATCGTAATCTTCTCGATGCCATATCACATAGTCGTTGACTTGAGGATCGTAACTCATTTCCAGTCTTTCCGATTATTGAAATTATAGTAGGAGAATGTCTCCCTATCAACTAATTTATATGTGCCGTAATCGTTTGACATAACAAAACCTTCATGAGCACACACTTTGTCATCAATCAAACATGTCACATTCTCTCTAGCAACGATACCATCGAGAAGATGATGTTTGATGTCCATCAACAACAAATAAAGGTGAAAGAGATTAACATCGAGACCAGTCTCTTCTGCTAGTTTTTGTGGATCAGGTGTTACACCGCGGCGAATGTAACTGTTGACAGTAACCTTAACATGTTTGCCGATAGTTTCATCAGTAAATGATGTGAATCGAATCAACACTTTGGCGAGAGCAATGAGCACACCGATACGAAGTTTACGACGTTTGATGTCACATGCAGTGTCTAGTAGTTTTACATCAAGAGTGTGGAGATTATCAGGAAATGCAAACTCAGCAGACATATCTTTCATACAATCACCATGATATGTTGTATGAGCAGCAAATACGATGTCTTGATATACTCTTCGGTCAAACTTGTATGTAATTGTATTGGGTTTATATTCTGTGCTGCCACCATAACCAATCCAGTCACCTTGATAAACACCTGCAACTTTTGGCAGTTTCTCTAGACATAGGTGAAGAATAGAAGCAACCTTAGCGTTACTACCGTGATTCAGTTCTATATCACTGTGTGTATAATTGATCTTTACCTTAACTTTGTTGAAAACAGACTTAGTACCAACAAAAAACTTGTTGTTTTCTGGATTGATACCCCATACAATAGCAGGAGCGCCATCATATTTGACGGAAAGAGTGCTGTTTTTAGCAGCAAACCACTTCAAAACATCAATAGCACCCTGTTTGCCATTGTTGAAAATAGCATCTTCGGGGTGTTCAAGGTGGGTGTTTTTCATGATTATATAATAACCCACCAAAACCCACAAATCAAGCGGGTTTGTGACAGTTTTTATATAGTCACACCCCCAAAAACGGTGTTATCGCGTTTTTGAGTTCTTTTTTATATACTTTGAAATTAGACACAAAAAAAGCACCCTTTCGGGTGCCATGTGTTATTCTATTGTTCAACCGTAATGATACCCACCTAAGTTATCAGTGGAGTTGGCAATTCTCCTTGGTGGTTGTTGTAGTTCTAGTTTAGGTTTCTCAACCTTAGTAGTGCCTTGGTCAATCACATCTTCCAGTTCTTCAACTCTATTGCCCACGTCATTGTTTTCACTGTATTGAAACAATGCATCAGTGAGTAAGTTTAGTTGTTCCTCTGTAACTGTGACGCTGATCTTGAAATTAGTCATTTGATTTGTAGTTTTTTCTACTTTTACGGAATCGTCTCATAGAGGTGCCTTTCTTGTCTCTCTTGAGTTCTTTTTTAAGATCTCTTAGAAATTTATGATGACTGGCAAGTGGATTAATTAAATGTTCCAAATGCTTTGCATCTTTTCGCTCCTCTCTACCCATCTAGTTCATGCCATTGAATGTTTTGGATCTCTTCATTTGTGAATCCTGTAATGTCATCAATAAATGACCACGTTACATCATCAACATCAGAGGGATCAACGATCATTTCTGATAGAATTGCCTCTGCATCTTCGATACGGAGTTCATCTACCATCTGTTGCATTTGCTTGGCATAATGATTCTCAAGTTCTGTGATTGATTTGTCACGGATCTTGTCGATCATGGAGTTACTGTGCATGGTAATCTATGTAGTTTAGCAGAAGCACCGTTCTAACGGTGTGAGGTTTAGTTGCATTGCAGAATACGGTGTGGTATCCTCAATGTTTACCTGATCTCCAACTCTTTTCGAGTTGATGGGAGCGTGATAGGTTCTTGTTTTGGGTTTATAGAATCCCCAAATCGACTTACTGATAGCACCATCATTGTAAATCCACTTACGATCAGATACAATCCAAATTGCAGTAAGAGTACTTTTTTGGCGAACTGTCTCGTAGTGGTATCCTTCTGGGGCAGTGTGAATGAATCCTTCGACATCAATCATCGCTCCACTTTCCAGTCATCGTTACCTTTTTCTGGAACCCAAAAGAAGTAACTCTTGTTGAGAGATTGCAAGTAGAGGTATTTTGTGCCTTCATGTTCTCTCTCTTGTTCAACAACACAAGTGTGAAAGAGATCCATCTCGTTAGCAAACCGATTCTTTGCTTTTCGTGAGATGGGAGTAACACAGACTCGTTTCAGTTTGGTCTTCATTGTGTTTTATTTGAATGAAATTAGTTTAACAGGTCAGCAAGGGCATTGGAGGATGACTGTGCCAGTTTCTTCGCTGTCCTTACTTTTTTATTATTATACTTTTGAATCTTTTTCATTGCAGACTCAAAAGTTCTGGCATTATCAGTAATAGTACCATCAATGATAATGCACCATTTCCTACAGTTACCATACTTGATAACTGCTATTGATCCATCCTTATTAACGTATGATCGTTGTGGATCTGGATCAAGGATAGTAGAATCATGGTTGTGAAACCGTGTCTCGGACATAACAGGGAACTCCTTCAGGATCTAACCACTTTGTATATTCAAAGTCTTCGATTGCATAGTCCAGTTGTACACTGTTGTCTAGCAGATACATGTCAGTGTATCTCTTAGTCCACTCATTGTATTTCTGGATGCGATAGTCTGGCATACCATTGAGTTCAATAGTGCCACACTGTACATAACGGTATGGATACCGTTCTAAAATTACAGTAGGTTTCATGAGGTTGCGTTCTTAAGAACTGTAAGTAAATGCATTTTACCATGAAAGTAACCTGCAATAATGATACTGAGTGTCAGTACAAAAAGTGTAACAAGACCCAGTATCTGTGGCATCGGTGACTTCATTATTATTTACGAACAGTGGACACGGCAGCATCACCCTGCTCAAAGATAATGTCAACAACCGACTGAAGACGTTTGTGTGTAGAAATACCGACGTTGGCATACACTGGCACAAACATCTTACCAAATGGTTTACGATACTCACTGAAATTACAGGGAGTGAGAGTACCATTGGCAATGTTAGATGCGTCTTGTTTGTTGAGACGAATGACACGACCAATAGTTTGTGCCATTGTAACATAGTCAAGGTTTCTCATCAGGATGCAGGCAGTCAGTCCAGACACATTGATACCTTCAGCAAGGATACTGTGGTGGAACATGATAAACTTACGATCAGGATCAGCACCCCACTCATTCATTGTATCGAAGAACTTATCACGGGCAACCTTATCGCCATTGATAAATGCACCGTACTTAGATGTAATCCACAGGACATCATATCCCATGAGATTACACATTGGCACAAACTTGGTTCTAGTTACAAGATTGTTGATGTTCTTGGTAGACTTAGCAGCAACCATAACTTTGTCCATGTCACTCTCACTCTTGAGAATGTCTAGGATCATCTTGCAGTCTCTTTCTTCAACAGAGTTGATAACAAGAGGCATGGTCCTTGCAGTTACCTTAGGAGGAATAATATAACCACCTTCGATAAGTTCAGGAGCAGGAACCTTAGAGATCACCTCACCATAGACAGCATGATTATTCATGCCTGGTTTAGATGGAGTGAGAGAATGTTTTGGAGTTGCAGTAAAGAAGAAACAACGTTTTGCTGCAAACGTAGCGTAATGTTCTACAGACTCATAGAAGTTCTTCTGTACACTGTTATGTGCTTCGTCAAAGTAAATGGTATCTACCTTGATGTTTGCATCAACAACACGATGCAAACTGTGGTAGGTAGTGAAGATCAACTGGTGTACACCTGCGGTCTTACAAATAGCATGGTGCAACCTGATCTTATCTACTTTAGTAGTAGAAATGTGTGGTGTCTCTCCACTGTGAACATGGAGAACTTCAGTGCCTTTGATATGCTCAAGGAACTCAGAGGAGAGTTGCTCTGCAAGAAGAATACGAGGAGCAACTACAACAAATGTCTGTGGTTTTTTGACAAGATCAATGTTAGCGAGGACATCCTCAATCATGCACAATGTCTTGCCACCGCCTGTAGGGATGATGATCTGACCTTTAGTATTGTCCCACATAGCATTTACAGTGCGTTCTTGATGCGGGCGGAGGTTAATCATGCGGTATCGATTCAATAATTTAATTATGGCACAAAAAAACCCTCTTGACAAGAGGGTTGTGACACTATCAGAACTGGTTCAGAAGTTTGAGAGTCTCTGGATCCAGTTCCTCTCGAACTCCACAATCAGGCAACCAATCTTCGGGAGTGGTTTCTGTTAGTGATTCAAACAAATCGGACTCTGGGGAATAATCAAAGTCAAATTCTTCGTTCATGTTGTTAATCAGTTAAACTTAGCAGAGACAGTAGTGTAAAGTGACTGAATGTACTTTACAGTTGATTGAAAGTATGGAGTCACAGTTGCGATTCCTTTCTTACAATCATCAAGAAACAGTTTAGACTCAATTTGGTGGATTTTCCACCTTACCTTGATGTCTTCAACATATTGTTCCCTAGTTACAAGAACTTTGGGATATATGTCAGTTACCTTAGTCTTACTAGAACGTCTAGTAGATGAGGATTTTGTTGCCATGTAGAGTGTTATTCTATTGTGTATGTGAGAGGTGGAGATCTGTTTGTCGATCCCTCTTACTGTTTTACCCCTCAACAGATCTAATATACATCAGAATGGGTCACTTACAACCCACCTTGTGACACTTCTTCAACCGACTGGTGGTTGAGCAGGATCATTGAACGTATCAGGCGATGCATCCATGTCAAACTTATCTCTTGCAGTTTTCTCACTATTAGAAGCATTAACTGCAATCATTAGTGCTTTAATGTCATTCTGTTGTTTTTCTAGTGCAGCAAGAACCATCGCCTCCAAGGCGTTCATTCTTTCATCCATAGTGCCTAGAGTCGCCATTGTTGACTTCAGTTGTTTATTCATTCGATCAATGGTTCCCAACTTGGCAGCAGTCAGTTCTTCTGCGGGGAGTGTAGATTCAAAATTAGGCATTTGTCCTTAGATGTAATGTTGATATTTAGAAAGCAAACTTAGATAGTGATATTGCCAATAGAAATGAGAGCATAATAACAACATCCCATGACTTAGTTCTAATAAAGTATGGGATACTAATAGTATCGGCAACAAACTGCATCATTGTACCATATAATATATTAACATGCAATATAACAAAGTAGGCAGCAATCACTAGGATACTGCCTACTATTCTCATGTAATCATCAATCTTCATTGTTCATGAATGACTGTAGTTGTTCACGAATACCTCTCATTGTAGATCGAGAATAACCTGTAGCAAAAGGATAACTTCTCTCACTATTATCAGAGGTACTATCTACCTCATAACAGACACTAATAGCATCATCAAGTGTAGAAAGAATTGCCTCAAGGGAGGCAACAGGGACATCAACTGTTTTCAAAACTTTGTAAGACATAATAATCACTTCAGGTAAAGGTAACCGCCTGCCCAGTCGCAGTTCTCAAGAACAAAATCACGTTGTTCAATGATACGAAAGTCAAAGCGAACATGTTTAGCAGGTGCTTTCCATGATGCTGCTTTATACACCTCTCCAGTGTTCTTGTCAACAAAAGCATGAACACTACGAGAGTTCTCATCACATTGAATGATCTTGTGATACTTACGTCCTGTTTCAACAATGAAACGGATCTCAGTCAAACCTTCTTCAAGATCTTCAAGGCGATTAAGAAGATATGCATTGCCAGGATCACGAGCAAGTGATCCTTTAGTCATCCTGATAGAGTACTTACGATAATCATCTTCCAGTGCTACACAGAGAAGCATCGTATACTTCAGTGCATTTGCTTTGATTAGATTTTTTGCGTCAATTTGAGCGCAATAATCAGAGAACTCCACAACAGGCATAATCAATGGGTTACTTTGTTTGATACTCTTAGTATACACCACTCAGACCCCTCTACAAGCGTCTGTGTGCCACCTCTAAGACTGTCTACTAGTATTCCCTTCGTTCAAACGTTGTCTTCGGATACAGAGTTACATCCTGAGTACCAAAGATTTGCTTCGCTTGAGCAATGGCGTCACCTCTATTGATAGACACAGACCTGAAATCTACATGTTCCAGTCTACCTGAGGGAGTGCGGACTACTGCTGTCCAATCTTTACAAGACATTAGATTAAGTTTGGTTCATCCCATATTATACCATCTTCCTTGTGTTGTACAGTCTCCATCCGCTCAGAATTGGAAAGTTTCTTAACACGCCACCCATACTCACCATTAGACATGATAGTAGGCATCAGGTTCATTGATAATGTTGTACGAGCATGTACATTATTCTTCTTAAATCCATGGATGATTTGTGATGGCCATAAGATAACATCGCCTTCCTTAACTACAACCTGATCGATCTGATTAAACCTAGTATTCTTTTCATAATTCAGGTTCAAACTAGGTGAGTCTGGATGATGTAAATGTGTACCACATGCCTTAGCAAAATATGTGGGTGACATATCCTCAGTGTAGTTCACATAATATAGTCCACTGATTAGTGAGTTGGCATGATAGTGTGCCATCTGGTATCCACCTTCATCACACTGATTGATCCAACTATCTGTAACCATCATGGTCTCTTGTAGATAGTGACCCATAACATCTCGTACAAATGTCTCTGCTTGT